CATCGCCCAGTAACGATAGCCCTTGACGGGCCCTGCTGTGGACAGCTTCGAAGGCGCCGCTTTGATGCGTTCTCTCAGGCTGCCGTCGGTTTCCTCGTCTCCGCCGCCCGTTGTCTCCGTGATGTTCGTTACCTTGTCGACATAGACGACCGGATCCACGAGGGAGTTGATTCCTCCGATCGGGATGCCGTTGTAAGCCGTGCCGCCCTCTGCGCTCTGGGCTTCTACGTCGACCGCCGTATCTCCGACCGGGATCACTGCGACGCTTGTCGTGGCGAAGTAGTGCGTGCTGTCGCCCGTCACACGCGTTCCTTGCGGGATTATGACGTTCTCTCCGACCGGTTCGGCCAGCGTGAAGCGGAGCGTCGTTTTGGCCGCTGTAGGCGCGATTCTCGCAACGTCGACGCGCTCTCCTAATGCGTCGAGGACCTCGCCTCTGGCGTAGCGGAGCATCTTCTGCCGTGCTGCGTCATTGAGCGAGTTGTACATGGAGACGATAACTGCGACGAGGGCCTCTCCGAAAAGGCGCCGCTCGTCGCCGGGGTATAAAGGTTCGCCTACGGAGGATTCGAGGCTCGTCAGCACTTCTTGGCGGATCAGCTCCGCGTTCGTGGTTATGAATTCGTCCATATCTTAGGATCCTCCTCTGGTTGAGATGTTTGCTTTGATTTCAAATTGCCCGTTCTGGGCGTCTATCGGTATGAGGTCTATGCTCTCGACCTTCGCCCGCGGTTCGTAGACGTTGAGCATCCATTCGGCGTCTTCTACGATGTCCTGTCCTGCCGTTGTGACGGGACCGTCCATCTGCGAAAAACTGACGCCCTTCAGGCGCTCGTAGGGAACTTCCCCGCGTGAAATTTTGAGAAGGTTGTCGATGCAGACCTCCATTCTGGAATTGCCGCTGCTTCGCATGGCCACCTCCCTATAATGATAATTTTGCGCCGTCTACCCAGCCGGCCACGTCGCTGTCGCCGTCGACGTGCATCACGAAGTACGGATGCGCCGCTCCGGTCGCCATCTTCAGGACCTGAACGAGCCCCGCCGATGCTGTTGAGATAGCCGTCGCGCCTGTGCTCGTCGTGTACTGCGGCCCGCCCGTAAACCGGACGATGTCGTTCAAAGCGATCACGAGGTCGGTGCCCATGAGCTTCTTCTGGATCGAAGCCAGAAAAGGGTTTTTTTGCTTCTTGGCTGTCACGAACGCTTCCGTGGCCACGCATCCCACGGCGGAGTTCCGCGCTGCGATCGCAGCCTCGGCCTCTTCGATGTTGGCTACCGTAGAGTCGTCGCTCTCTTCAAAAGTGAAGGCCAGCTTCGCGCTGTGCCAGCGGCCGTCCGGAGCGAGCTGTATGTTCGTGGCCTTGACTGCCGTGAGCAGCCAGCTGTTCTCGCCGAAGCGCTCCCCGTTGAACCGGAGAAGTCCCGCCAAGCCTACCCAGTCCTTCCAGCTTAAGTATTCGGCCTTGACGTCAAAGCCGAGATGCGCGTTTACAATCGATGAAAACGACAGCGGTTGCTTCTTGAGCCCTCTTGCGTTCGTAAGCGGGGAGCCTTCCACCGCGCTGTTGTCTTCGGCTTCCAGCTCGTAGCTTGTGCTCAGAGAGTCGATGTCGATCACTCTGCGCGGAGAAACCTCCCACGTCTTCGTGCCGGCTGTCGTTCTAAACGTAGCGGTTACCGCCATGCGTTACCTCCTTCAGGGATTCTCGTCATAAACCTCGCCGTCTGCTCTGCAAAGCACGAGCCCGGTTCTGTCCGGAAAGACGACGAAAATCACGGCCGTCCCTTTTTTCAATTTTCCAAGGTCGCCCCGGATTGATGCGTGGATCCCGAGCGCCGGCGTTACCGTCTCGGGCTCTTCGTCCGGCACTACCCGGGCTGTCGTTCCTTCTATGGTGCTAATGTATCCCTTTTGCAAATTTGCCATCAGTAGCCCTCCAGCGGCTTCCTGAAGAAGATCTTACTCTCGCCCCGGACGAAGTCATTCCGCGTCCGTGTGACGAAAATCTTCCCGCTCCAGTTCGAAGCCTTTTCCGTGATCAGGTTCAAAACGCTTGCCGCCGCAATGTCCGCCATCAGGCGTCTGCGGAAGCTCCCCACGAAGGCGTTCTTGTTTGCCTGCCGGAGTATTCCCCGGGCGAAGCGCTGGGCCTCCGTTGTGCTCATGCAGTCGATGGGCGATTTTGTTCGTAGCACTCTCTCTGCAGGCGCCGACGGATCCGAAAAGGATCCGCGCAGCGCTCCGCTTGTGAGTTCTATCATGCCGTATGCCCGCGCCGAGTTGTCCGTGTAAGTGAAGCGCCCATCGGCGCCTACCCTGACGTCTGCTGCGGCTTCTCCGCTCTCTCTGGCGTGCTCGTTGTAGATGATGAGCGCTTTGTCGTAAATGACGACCGCATATCCCTCAAGCTGGCAGAGAAGGTTCAAAAACTCGAAGTCGGTCTGGCTCCCTTGCCGAATGAACGGGTACAGCTGGTTGGTTACGCCGTAGGGCTTGAAACTGAGCCCGTGCTTTTTGGCGATATCGCCTCCAAGCTGAAAAAGGCGGACGTTATCCCATGTCTGGCTTCCGACGTTCTCGCCGGTGAGCGGCATGGACGTCGCTCGAAGCGTGAACAGGCCGTTCTGGGCCGTGAGCCCGGAGATATACATCGTCCCCGTGTTTGCCGCTCCTTCCGTCACCTGCACCTTGTCTCCGCGTCTGGGCTGCCAGCCGTCCAACTTACTCGCCGCGTCGCTGAAGCGAAGCAGGAGCGTGTCGGCGTGGCTCTCGGCGTAGGTTTCGTGCTCGCAGCGGTTTATCGCTACTTTCCTTGTGATGTCAGTTCCCTCGTAGATCAGCTTCATTCGCTCCGCCTCCACGGCGCGAGCGTCTCGGGTTGATCCGTCTCCTCGTAGATCGGGATCGTCAGTTCTACGCCGGCGTCAAAAATCAAAACGTCGGCGTAGTCCGGATTCGCCTCGATCAGAAGGTGCGCCTTCTTTTCGCTATTGTAAACCTGCAGGGCGAGCTCGTCGAAGGTGTCTCCCTGTCTGGTCGTGTAGTTAATAGATGCTAACGCGTCCAAAGTTACCCACCTCCTTGAGCTTGAGCCACTCCTCGAGCCAGTCGAAGAATTCTCCCGCGTTGTCCTTCAGCGCTTCCATGAGGTCCTGCGTCTTGACTTCGTTGTCGGCCGCCACCTGCGGCGCCCATGTAAATCCGCTGAAATCGTAGTAGATTATGTGTGTCTCGGTTAGTCCGCCGAGGCTGAAATCGTCCATCGAGAGGAGCTTGCCGGCCTGCGCCAGTTGCGGCTGCTCGTTTCGGCTTGCCTCCATCTCGAGCATCTGGATTGACGTGTACGTCGCGGCTTTGGCTCCGTCTGCCATCTGCAGATCGCCGACGACGCCGAGGAGCTTTCCTGCGGCCTCCCACGTTTCGATGTTGCGCTGCCTGTATGCGGGATCAAACGATATGACCGCTTCCATGCCTTCCTCGCCGGCGATGCTGACGCCCTCCGTGAAGCCGCCTGTCGCCAGTCTGGGTAGCGAGACGAGCGGGATCGCCGGAATGCCCGGGATGCCGGTCCACGTCCACACGCTGCTGATTGCGCTGGTGATGCCGTTAATGACCTTGATAATGGCGTTTATGCCCGTCTCGACGATCGTGATTATGCCGTTGATTATGCCTTTGAAAAATCCGACGACGCCGTTCCAGATGCCTTCGAAGATTCCCTTGATGTTGTCCCACGCTGCGGCCCAGTTGCCTGTGAAGACGTTCCCTATAAAGTCCATGAGCCCTCCGAACACGTTTGTTATCATCTCGATAATCGGTGTGATCGCGTTCAAGGCTGCGCCGAGGGTTCCGGTGAAAAGTCCGGAAATCATCTCGATTAAAGGCTGCAGCGGTTGCAGCGCTTTGCTGATCAGCGTCTGAATGACCGTGATGACGGGCTTGAGCGCTGTGGAGATGAGCTTGAGGATCGGCGCGACGATGCTGACGATTATGTCAAGGATCGGATCCAAGAGGTCCAGCACGAGGTCGAGAATGGGCATCAGCGCGTCCAGAAGGTCGATCAAAATCGGAAGAACCGCCTCGATGATGTCGGTCAAAATTGGCAGGATCGCCGCGAGAATTTTTTCGATAAAAGGCAGGATCTTTGCCAGCAGTTTGCTGAGGATCTGCATCACGGCAGCTATGAGCTCCGCGATAATCGGAAGCACCGAACCGAGCATATCGAAGATGGGATCCAGTATGTCTCCGATCAATTCGACCAGCTGAACGACCACGGGCAGAATGGCCATGACGATCTTCATCAGCGGGGGTATTATTTTCGTCAAAAGTGATTTTGCTATCCGCAGTAGCGGCGTCATCAGCTGCTCTAAAATAGGGATCAGCTGCGTTACGACGTCGTCGATGATGGGCGTGAGTATGGCGACCATCTCGTCGATTATCGGGATGAGCGAGTCCATCAGTTTGGCCACGACCGGCATCAGTTTGTTAATCGCTGCGAATAGCTCCGCGGCCAGCGGTTTTAGCGCCACCTCCGCCTGTTGCTTGAATATTTGAAGCTGCTCTGCAAAGTCATAGGTCTCGGCAGCACAGCCCGCTATTGTCTCTTGGTTGGCTTCCAGCGCTGCTGTGAGCGCGTCAATGTCGAAGGTTCCGTCCCGGATCGCCGCGGCCATTGTGCTGGCGGCTCGCGTTCCGAACGCTTCCGCTGCGAGGGCGGTGGCGTTTGTCATGTCCTTCGCGTTCTTGATGGCGTCAACGTACATACTCAGTCCGTCCGCCGCGCTGATGCCGTGGTCTGCAAGCGTGGAGATCGATTTCTTCATGCCTGCGAGAACTTCGCTTGTGTTCACACCTGCCTTCTCAAGCTGGCCTATCATTGCCGTCGCTTCTTGGAACGAATAGCCCATCTGCTGGAACTGCGCCCCGTAAGATTGCAGGTCCCCCATGAGGTCCGAAAAGCCCGCGCCGGTAGATTGGCTGGCTTTGAACACGTAGTCCATTGCCGCGCCCATGTCCTCGGCGTCAAGGCCCCATTGCTGGAACGCCTTCGAGCTCGATTCTATGACGCTGTCG